CGACGCCGCGGCGTCGTGCTCGGGGTCGGGCCGGTCCTGGACGTCCGGCGGAGCCGCCGGGGTGGCGCGGCGCGCGCGGAACGCGCTGAGGTCGAACCGGGCGGCGGCCGCCAGGGCCGGGTCGTCGGGGATGCCGGTGCCGACCTCGTCGGCCAGGCCGGCGGCGACCGCGTCCTGCGCCCCGTACCAGGTCTCGTCGAGCATCGCCGCGCGCCACTCCTCGGTCGGGGTGCCCGCCTTCGCGGCGTAGATCGACGCGATGTTGTTGCTGACCCGGTCCAGGTCGTCGGCCGTCTTCCGGAACGTCTCGGCCGGCCCCCACGCGATCGCCCACGCGTCGTGAATCATCAGCTCGCTGTTCGGGGCCATCACCAGCCGGTCGACACCGGCGGCGATGAACGACGCCGCCGACGCGGCGATCCCGTCGACGACCGCGGTCGTCGTGCCCCGCCGCGCCCGCAGCGCGTTGAGGATCGCGATCGCCTCGTACACCTCGCCGCCCGGGGAGTTGAGGTGCAGCCGGATCGCCTTGTCCGTCGGGATGGTGTTGAGCGCGTCGACGAACTCCCGGGCGCTCACACCCCACCAGTCGCCGTAGCTGTCGATCGGGTCGTACAGGCGCATCACCACGACATCGCCCTCGTCGACCGGCTCGGGAGCCATCGCCAGGATCGCGGGCTTCACGCGGTCACGCGGGTCCTTGCGCCCCCAGAACCGGTACGGGCCAGGCATGCTCACGGGGTCGTCCCTTCGCTGTCCACGTCGCTGCCGACGGTGAGGTCGAGGTCGAGCTGCCCGTCGACGACGGGCCGGGCACCGCGCGCCGCGGCGAGGACCCGCCCGGCGTCGGAAGCGTTGAGCGCCGCCGGCGTCCCGCCGCCGGGAGCCGGCGGGACGTCGGCGAACACCTCGGCCGCCGTCCGGTCGTCGAGCTCGGCGCCCGCCGCGCGCACCAGAGCGCGGGCCTCGTCGACGCCGAGGACCTTCCCGACCGCGAGGTAGGCCTGCTGCGCGACCCTCGCCGCGACCGCGGCCGCCGGCTCGGCCGGCTGCTGCTCGCCGCCGGCGGCGGGGTCGACGGACGGCTCGCCGAGCTGGCCGAAGTTCAGCGGCACGTACCGGGCGTCGCCGCCGTCGACCGGCGCCATGTCCTCGAGGCGCCGCACGTCGTTCGTCGACAGCGCGCCGATCTCCCACATCGTCCGGTAGAACTCCGCCCGCGACTTCGAGTCCCCACGCAGCAGCCCCTGCAGCGAGTACTTCGCGTACCGGCGCGGCCCCTTCGACTGGTAACGGCGACCGGTGCCGTCCGCGAGCGGCTTGTCGACCTCGCGGAGCATCTTGGTGAACCGCTGCTCCCAGCGGGTCAGCCACGACCCGAACGTGTACGTGACCATCGCGATCTGCTGGACCTCGATGCCGCTACCCCACGACGTCGACTTGTCGACCTGGGCGAGCATGTGCGGCGGGATACCGAACCAGCGGGCGACCTCGGTCACCTGGAACTCGCGGGTCTGCAGGAACTGCGCGTCCTCCGGCGGGATCGTCAGCCGCTCGAACTTCGCGCCGGACCCGACGACCCGGACGTCGTGCGCGCCCTCCAGCCCGGTCCCGCCCTGCTTCCAGATCTTCTTGATCTCGGTGGCGGCCTCGGTGTCGATCCGCTGCTCGACCTGCAGCACACCCGTCGCGAGCGACCCGTTCGCGAACAGCTTCGCCCCGAACTCCTCCGCCGCCAGGCCGAGCGCCAGCCCCTGCCGGGCCGCCCGGATCGGCGACACCCCGCAGACGCCGTCGTACCCGAACCCTGGGATGTGCAGGATCCGCGCGTCCCCGACGGCGTTCTCCTCGTCGCCGTCGATGACGTAGACCTTCGTGCCGTCCTTCGCCCGCCCGTACTTGATCCGGGACGGCTCGATCCACCACAGGTCACGCAGCACCCCGGACCGGTCCCGCAGCTTCCAGAACGCCGTGTTCCCCCACGTGCACAGCGACTGGTAGCCGAGCTCGTACAGCTCGAACGGCGTCATGTCCGGGTGCGGGTCATCGAGCAGGTCCGCCGCCGCGTCGCCCGGCTCCAGGCGCTGCCGGCCGCCGTCCGCCAGGTCGGTGTACGCGTGCAACGGCAGCCCGGCCGCCGTCCCCGAGATGAGGTTCACGGCCCGCCAGACCGCCGACAGGCCCATCGCGGACTTCTCGTCGACGTGGATCCCGGCGTGCGACTTCTTGTCCCAGCCGAGGACCTCGACGAGCGTCGTCGCGGTCAGCGGCAGCGTCCCCTCGAGGGTCGCGTTACGCGGCCGGCCGAGCAGAGTCTCGACGAGCGTCACGTGCCTTCACCGCCTCTCGCCTCAGGTCGCGCAGCGCGACGAGCTCGGGGCCGGCCAGCAGCAGACCGCCGGTGATGACGAGCGCCCACGGCGACCAGACGAGGGCCGCACCGACGCCGGCGAGGACGACCCCGAGCAGCTGCGCGACCGTGCGCACCGGCGACCTCCTCAGAAGGCGACGGGGCCGCCGGCCCACTTCTTCAGGGCGTAGGCGCTGTTCAGGACCGCGACGATCGGCGTGATGTCGTCCTCGCTCGAGCGGCGGTCCAGCGTCGTCCGACCGCCCGGCAGCATCCGCGTCGTCGCCCCGGCCACCGCGTCGTCGAGCTCGGTCTGCCCGGTGTGCCACCACTGCGCGGTCGCCAGCGCGTCCGTCATCTGCCCGAACGCGTCCGCGACGTCCGCCGTCGTCAGCACCTTCACCATCGAACGGCCGCCGACCGCGTCCTCGAGGTCGTCCCGCATGCTCGACACCGGCCCGACACCGTCGATCACCACGACGTCCGGCCGCCGCTGCGACAGCTCCTTGACCTCGGCGAGGACCCAGTCGACGCCCGGGCCGTGCCGGACCACCTTCGACCACGGCTGCCCGTCCGGCCGCAACGCCGTCATGGAGATCGCCGAGCTCCGCCGGTCCGGTGCGACGTCGACCGACAGAGCGTGCCCGCCGGCGCGCGTGCACTCCTTGTCGACCTGCGCGAACCACTGGACCTTGTCGAACACCCACGGCCGCTCGAGCTCGACCTCGTCGGCCCACCGGTTCAGGTAGCCGCGCTCAAAGCCCGGCATCCCGTCGTCCGGGTCGTCGAGGCAGGCCTGCAACCTGGCCGCGACCTTCCGTTCCGTCTGCGTGTGCCCGAGCGCCGGCATGCACGACCACCAGGTCGCCGGGTCCTCAGGGTCCAGGCCGGGCGCCGCCGACCACTCGAAGTACGCCCGCGTCGACGACGGATCCGCGCGCTCGACGAGCCGTCGGCCGGCCGCGACCTTCCGCCACAGGTAGGGCGACCGCAGCTTGTTCTCGCCCGCGGTCGACGTCACCCCGAACTGCGCCTGCTCCTTGGTGAGCATGGCCGGCACCCACGCGTCCTCGACCCGCGAGTCCGGCTGCGAGAACGCCTCGTCGAGGATCCCCGCGTCGAGCGGCTTGCCGTGACCGGACGCCCGCTCCGTCGCCTCCGGCGTCACGATCGACCCGGACTGGAACCGGATCCGCTTGCGGCCCTGATGGTTCGTCACCCGGTACCGGCCACGCATCACCGGCGCCGCCGCCAGCTGCTCGAGGTACTCCTCGTCGAACTTGTCGACCGCGTCGTTCTTCGACTGCGCGGCGTAGAACATCCGCTGCCGGCCGCCGAGCAGGTGCGAGGCCTCGGCCCGCCACACGAAGTACGGCAGCAGCAGCGTCGACTTCCCCGACTGCCGCGGGACGGTGAGCGTCCACTCGTCGTACCAGAGCAGCCCCGTCTCCGGGTCGACCTCGAGGATGACGTCCGCGACGTACTGCTGCCACGGCATGAGCGGCGTCCCGAGCCGGGCCGCGATCCGCCCGAGGACCGGACCCCACGACGGACGGTCAGGATGCCGCGGGGTTCCCCAGCGCGGGAGGAGCAGCGGGCCCGTCCGAGATCCCGAAGGGGTCGTCGTCATCGGCGGCCCCACCCCCCGACGCCACGGCCGGGGCGGCCGGGACGCCGGCGCCCTTCGGCGGGAGCACCGCGGTGTCCAGCTCGCGCAGGACCTCGCGCAGCTCCTTCGACGCCGCGACCCGGTCCCGGACCTCAGCCGCGTCGTCGACGTCCTGCGCCAGGCGGACCGCGACCGCCGACAACAGGTCCGCCGCCGCGTGATCGGTGTCGATCTCTGCAAGGACGCGGCGGGCCGCCGCCGTCACCCGCCGCGGAGCGCGCCTGGTCGCCGTCGGCCTCCCGCCGGGCACCGCCGCCAGACCCGCCGCGCGCGTCCGAGGCGGCGAGCAGACGACGCACTTCGACCGAGGACGGCCGGTCCCCGCGACCGCCTCGATCGGCCGACCGCACGAGCACGACGTCTCCACGGCCACCCCCGGACTTTGCTAAACGTCACCGACCCCACACGGTGTGTGTGGGAGAAAGATCGGG